CATGAATCTCCAGTTAGGAACTTTTTCTCCCCTCTCAACAACATAGTATTGATAAAGTGCTTCATCTATAATCTGTGCGATCTCCATACTCCTCTTCCTCTGCATCAACGTCTGCATATGCATCTGCCAGGTAGGGTCCATGGGATTTTCTGGATTCTGACTTGACGTATTTTCGTTCATCATTAGCTGCTGCAATCCATAAACTCAACTTCATTACTATCCAAATTGCTATGACAGGGAGAAAACATGCTACAAGAACTATAGGCTTCATTTAAATGGTTCCCAGTGCTCCCAGCCATATTTATGAACTGCCCACATACCAAGTATGGGTACGAACACAAGAAATATACAAAGTGTGCCCAGTGATACTGGGTTAGTAAGAACATTTGCTGCAAAATGTGCTAGGTTATGCATCGTCTTCCTCGTGATGATCGTAGGTTAATCTGCAATCCCAAAAGTAATCCTCTTCCCACTCAGGTTCGTAAAGAGGACAAGGTTCCTCAAACAAATGAGACATCCTAAGTTGTTTAATCCTTTCTCTTAGAGATTTGTGAAACTCTCTTTTTTCGTCTGGATTCATTAGTCAAAATGTTTTTGAATGACTGCTAAACGTTCTTCTTCATGAGCAATGATATCAATCTGGTCCTGAATGGCTGCAAGAACATCAGGGTGTTCTCCAATACCAACAGGATTTTTTAGATAGATTTCAACATTGAGTTTTGCTTTATAAATGTTACCTTCAGCAGATGCCTTCAGTGCTTTTAAAATTTCTTGTCTCATGCTGGATAATCCCAATTTGTAATTTTTTTAACCTTGTGCTCAGGACCCCAAGATCCTGGCAAATAAACATATGGTACTGTTCTAATAGGACAGTGATCACCTACACAAAGTAAGTCATCAACTATTCTCCAAGATTCTAACACTTCTTCAGCATGAACGAAGTGTGATTGATCACCATTCATAGCATCATAGAAGAGTTTTTCATAACCATCCACAGCACCTTGTGGATAAGGATGAGTCAGTGTTGCTGTCTCTACCTTATCATTCAACCCAGGAGATTTGATATCAATACGAATATCAAGATGAGGGTTAGGTTGCAGACGCATAACAATACGATCATTGAATTCATGTCCTGGAAATAACTTGAGTGGTGGTTCTTTAAGTTTAATGACTACTTCTGTACAAGAATAAGGCATCTTCTTACCAGTCATAAAGTTAAAAGGAACCCCCTTCCAACGCCAGTTATTGACGTGTAGAGAACCAGCAACAAAGGTAGGAGTGTTACTGTAAGGATCAACCCCCTCTTCAGACTTATACGAATCATATTGTCCACAGATAAGATCCTCCCCTAATGAAGTAGCTGCTAATACTTTAACCTTTTCTCTTCTGATTTCTGTAGCATCATTTCTACATGGTGCTTCCATAGCAATCAATGATAAAATCTGCAGCATATGATTCTGCAACATATCTCTCACAGCACCAGCAGTATCATAGTATTGTGATCTGCCTTCACACCCTATCTTTTCAGTAGCATAGATTTGAACTTCCTCTATGTAGTTCCTGTTCCAAAG